TCATATATGGTGCACCTTTGTCAAGCTGCGCTTCGCCGTGCATCAGTAGGGTTCGCCTTCTACGTAGGGTTTTGACATGAGCCAGTATTCGTTAGCCATGCCCTCTCTCCACTCTTTCCCGTCCAACCATTCCACCGTGCGTCGGCGGAGCGGCAGATGGTAGGTAAGCTCTACGGGGCGGATGGCCACGACGTCGCCGTGTCGCGGCCCCTCGGCTCTGTACGTTGCCCAGCATGGTGACAGGTCCAAGCCCTCTTGTGTTGGTTGTCTGGCCATCGGTTCTCCCCTAAAACGGTATTTTGTCGGACGTTTCCAGCGTAGGCCCCTGGTCGGGTGGATTGTCCATGTCGATACCTGCCTCCTCTAGGATGTCAAGAATAGCGGCCACCTGTTCGACGGTAACTGTGCGGGTCTGGACGATCGAAATCCAGTCTTGTACCGACAGCCTGACTTCGCATTCAGTTGACACCTCGGGCGGCGTGCTCCAGGCCTCGTGGTAAGTCTCGGCACGGCTGAACGCGTAGCCACCCGCTACGGCGTTGGACAGGCTCGCGATGTAAACGGGCGACGGGCTGGTGATTTCGTCGAAGTCTAGTTTTGTCTCCCAGGCCGTTTTTTCGTCGGCTCGGAACAGCTTCTCCAGCGGCGCTTCTTTGGTCATGCCCTGCAGCGCTCGTAAACAGTGGTCTTGCATCATGAATGTGTATTTGGGCGTACGGTCTTCGGTCAACTCCATCGGCGTGGTGATGTTGTACGTGAACTCGCAGTCGCGGTCTGCCGTGAAAACGCGAATGCCGTTCATGTAGATGAAGCGCGTCTTTTCGTCGTAAACGTCCGCGTAATCGTACGTGGTATCGATCGGCGTCAGGTCCTCGGGCAGGAAAATCTCGCCTTCGGAACAAGCCTCCTCCATTTCTTCACAGTCGATCACAATACGGGTGCAGCCCGTTGCCCCGCCGGGGTCTAGGTGGTGCGAGGTAGAAGACCCGTTTTCGTCGCGGGTGTTGCTTTCCAGCTCGCGTACGGCCATCCAAGCTTCCCAGTTTTTACCCAGCTCTAGGGTGAAGGGCAGTTTGGAACTGCGGCCCCATTTGCCCAACGCCGTCTTTTTGCGCATCCGGACGAAATCAAACTCCTTGCCACGAAAGTCGCCCTTGTGCAGGTAAAATTCGTACAGGTCGTGCCCGCGATAAACAAACATCGAGCCACCCAAACGGAGGGTGATGGCGACGGCGTATTTGAGGCCCGTACCAAAGAAGCCGATGGGCGATTTTACGCCTGGCTTGGCGTTGAGGCCGAATGTGGTGAACGCTTCCAGCGGGATCAGGCCGGGGGTTTCAAAAATCAGCACAACACCACCTCCTCGGCCACGAAGTTTTTGGGGTCGGGGCCATCGGGTCGCACTGTCATGTGCTTAAAGCCCATTTCAGCCCCTAGTGCCTGCCACGCAGCGTTTGCGCGTTCCTGCAGCGAGGGCGGATTGCCGCATTGCAACATGATCATAGGGCGCGGTTGCATCGCCTCCATTAACCCGGCCAGTTGTGTGTCGTTCATCGTAAACTTTTTCATTGTCGTGTTCTCCTATCGACTACGCTGCGACTACGTCGCGGGGGCTATGCGAACTCCACGTTGTCGGGGTTGCAGGCGCTGGTGAAATCCGACCCTTTAAACCGGACGAACGCCGTCTGCTCGGTCCAGCGATCCAAAACGCCTTTACATCGGCCCTTCGTTCCGCGGTCCCAGATTACCGTACGCCCTTTGTCCGCGTCGGTCAGTGTCTTGAGGTCCATTGTCGTGCTCTCCTTGTTGCCTATGTTTACACCATACCACAGGTGCACCATATCTGTCAATTATTATTTCACGTCCCAAGGCGCTTTGGGTAGCGACGCAGCAATGACGCTTACACGGGCTTCCTTGGTCCTGCCATCGCCCTCAATATTCTTCATCGAAGGCACGTTTGCCCCCCTCGAACTACGACACCTTTTACATTTGCATAGCTCCAAGTCGTGTATGTGGATGCGGCACAATCCCGTTATGCTGTCTGGCATCACGGGGTTCTTGCAGCCTGGAAACAGGCATTCACTGATTCTTCGTTCTGACACGGTCGGCCTCCATTTCTGCGTCCCGCCTGCGCAGGGTCATTTTGCGTTCAAACGCTGCAGCACGGTCCTGCTTGGCGATGTATTCTAGCATCCGACGGGACAAATCAGCCTGGGCCTTTGGCCCGCCTGCCCTTTTGACGTCGCGTATGTAATTCTTGCCCATCCCCAACGCTACGGACGCTGCAGCCATGCTGCGGAACACGGTTTGACCCACCTTGAACGGTTTGGCAGTGGGGAAGTTGTACGGGGACCTGTTGCCCAGCGTCCCTATGTGGTCTTCGCGTCCTTTGCGCACCATTGCCCGTACGGCCTGTTCGCCCACGCCCAGGGCTTTGCCAGCCTCCGTCGCGTTGGCGTACGTTTTGCCCCGCACACGGATAGACATGGGTACGGGACCCTGCTTCTTGCAGGGCAGTCCGGTTTTTTTGTTCAGTTTGACGGCCTTAGCCATCTTTTGGCCCCTCCAGTGGCTTTTGTTTGTCTAAATACGCTGGCACTGCCTCGGGGGCCAAGGGGTCTTCTCCGCACAAAATGGCCTGCATGGCGTGCAGCTCCTCGGTTATCCACGGCTCTACACCTCCCCGTGTCGTCAGCTCCCGCAGCAGGATTTCGAATGCCACTTTTAGCTCGGCGCTCTCCATCCCCTGAATATAGGCGTTTGGCGCGATCTGCGAGCGGATGCGGTATTTGGGCGGCATCACCTCGTGCCAGATCGCTACGACTACGTTGCACAGGTGTTGGGGCGGCATGTCGGCGGGGGTCTTTCCCCGCCATGTCCATTGCTCTACGCCGTTCATCGCTTCATTCCTCCCTGCGGCTCTGGTACAGGTCGTCTGCGCTTGTAAACTTCGCTGGCGTGCCGTGCTCCAGCATGTACGCAATCCGCCCGCCCGCCCCTATAGCGGTATTGTCGGTGTCGTACCAGTCTTCGTCGAAACACCAATCCCACACGGGTCCGCCGATCGACATAGGGATATCGATTTCGTCGCGATAATCGATGCAGCCAAACGCGCGGACGCCGTAGCCCACCCAGGTTTCTTCATAGTCGGGGCGGATGCCCGCCATTGGTCCGTGTCCCAGTGCGCAGCCCACTGTGCCGCAGGAATTGACGTGCTTCCAAACATCGCGTGGATTGTCACCACGGCTGAAATAGGCCATAGTGAAATCAGGGTCCACCGCAGGGTTCAGCAGGTAGGCCGACAGCTGGGCCAGATTTTTGCGCTGCAGCTCCGTGACTTCGATTGCGTTGTGACCGTCTTCCATTTTGAAATCGTACATGTTGTGTTCTCCTTAGCCAAACATCAGTTTGTGGGTTTCGATCTTGATTTGCTCGGCCAGCACGGCTGGGCGGGACAATAGGTCCTCCGCCGTCTGCTCCACTGATTTGCCGCCTGTTGCGGCCAGGGCCTCCAGCAGGGATTTGCTGCGGGGGTCCAGCTTCTCGATGGTCTGCAAAATGGTCATGTCGTGTTCTCCTTGATTTCTGCAACCAAAATACCACGCCGCACGGCGTGGGTCAATTTACTGTAACACGAGGTAACGAGCGCGTGAATCCGTGTTACAGCTTGCTGCGTTTCCCTTCCATCCGCTCGCGCTTGCGCCGTTGCTGGCGTGTCTCGGGTCCGGTATGTACCGTTTCCGTGTTGTACGTCTGGACAGGCTTGCGGGCTATCGGCGGATAGACGTTGTCGCGCTTGCTGGTTTTCATCGAATGCGTGGGGTCCCAACCGGCAAGGGGTTCCAATGGATCGTCGATTAGTAGGGTGCCGCCCTCCAGTGTGTGTACTGACCGATCGCCCTTTAGTCCGCCGAAGTCTATAGCGATGTCGATGCCTTCCAGCCGCAGCTTTTCGAGTAAAACGGCCTGGGTGATTGGGTTCCAGTCGCTGACGACCATGAAACGGCGCTCACACTTGTCCTCGGTGTTCATTCGCCTGGCCCCACTGATTTACCGTCGTCTGCGATGCATTCCACGCCTACGTTGTCGATGCCGTTCAAGAGGTCCAGCGCCGCGAAACACTGGCTTTCGGTCAACCCGCCCTGCGTCTGCACGTTGGGCGTCACGCCTATGGTCAATACTACTAGTAGCCAGGTCATGTTTTCTCTCCCTGTTTTTTGCGTATTTTGGTTTTGAGTTTGCCGTGTGCGTCGATCAATTCTCGGTCGCTCGCGCCAGTATCGCAGTTGACTTCTAAACCCGTGGGCTGGTGGCGCATTACGCCGTCCGTCAGCACGTAGTTTGGGATTTTGCCACGTTTGTCCTTGATGATCATTCGTTTTCCCCTTTGTTGGGAGCATCGCGCATCGCGCGGGCCACGGCTTTTTTGTTCAGCTTTTGTTCGATGTCCCAGGCCAGCCCTTTCAGCGTGTCGATGTGGTAGCCGTCGGTGCCGTAATTGGCGGGCACGTTGCGCAGGGCCTTGGCCAGCGTGCGAAAGAATTTGGCTTGCTCAGCTTTTTTCATTGTCGTGTTCTCCGTCGTGAAGGGTGGAAGGGGACTTGCGCCCCCTGTTCGCCGATTTCGTCGTCAATCAGCTTAATCGGCCTTTGTGGCCCAGATTGGTGTGACCTTCGGGTGCTTCGCGGCCAGAAACTCCAGATACGCTTGGCTTGGCTCGTGGAATTGGATTTCGCCGCCGTTGTTGTACTTGAAGCCGCCCTTTTCGGTGATCTTCATTTCGAGCTTCTGGCGTCCGTTCATCCGGTAGCGACCGACCCAGCCTTTTTGTCCGGAGGTCGGCAGGCTAGCCCATTTGCCGCTCATGTCTACGTCGTTAAGGGTCAGAAACTGCTCGAATGCCACTGGGTCAAACTTGCCGTCGTCGGTGTTGAACAGGCCGTCCAGCTTCTTTGCGATCCAGTCGCCGCAGTGGTCGCGGTTGCCGCGCTCGGCATACTCGGCTTTGTACTTCTCGGGGACGACTGCCTTGCGGGTTTCCTCCTCTTCGTCCTCGATACCCTGCTCTGGGTCGACGTTTACGTCGTGGGTAGCGTCCATGATTTCACCGATCATTGGGATTTCGTCGCCAGTCCATACCACGACCTCTTCGCCGTCAGCGTCGACGCCCGTTACAACCCACGTGCCGCCCTGCAGCGTCAGCGTCAGGTTTGGCCACTCGGCCTTGAAAATGCAGGCCAGGATCGTTGCGGCTACTGCTTCCTTGGGGTCGGTGTGCTCAAAACGGACGTTCATCGCGGCGTGCAATGCCTGGGCCACGGTGCCGTTTGCGCTGTCGATTTCGGTCAACAGGATGCCGGATTTCGCTGCTTTTTTGACTGTTGCGTGGTGGATTGTCATGGCGTGTTCCTTTGTGTTGGTGGCCGGATTGGCCGTCTCTCTATAATCACTTTACCACGCGGTGAAGGGGCCGTCAAGCGCTTCTGTCCCGTGTTACAACAGAATCACGAACGCGTGAACGACTGTAACAGAGCGATTTCCGTGGACACAAACAAGGCGTCTGGATAGCGGGCCTGCTGCACCTGCGTCCAATCGAGCACGCGCGTGTCGCTGCGCAGACTGGCCAGATCGTTGATAGAAAGGAACATGCCAACGCCAGCGATACCCCAGACCATACGAACGCCGTGCTTTTCGCCTAGATAGGCAGTCCGCTGGCCGATCGCCTCCAGCAGCTCTACACCCGCCATCGGTGTGCCAGTCATTCGGTTTCTCCCATCCTGCGAATATCCTTGACGATATAGTCCAGCAGCTCTTTAGACCCGCCCAGTGTCACCAGGGGGTTAAGAGGTTCGGCCATGCGCAGCGCGTTTTCTAGCGTGTCGATGCGCTCGCGGCATTTTCTGTTCGCGTTACGTAGCGTCAGTATCTCGGTTTGCGCGGCAGACAGGACGTTAGGCAAAACCTCTTTCGGTTGTTCGGGTTCCTCGACCGCCATCTGGATCACGCCGCCTGGCGTTTCCCTGTGTCCCGATCGGTCGAGGTTCGCGGTCACCAGGTCGGCCATGTCTTGGATGGTGGTCACCTTTTCGGCCTCGGCGTACGTAATGTCAAACAGCCCGAATTCTTCCTCTGTCGCCATGATCAGCTCTACGCAGTCCAGACTGTCGGCGTGTAGGTCCTCTTCGATCCTGGCCGTCGGCATGCATTTTTCCAACGGCTGTCCTAGGTGTCCGGCCACCATTCGGATACATTGGTCAAGAATCGTGGTCATGTCTTTTTTCCTTCTGTTTGTTGCGCCATTCCTCGACGGCCAGCGCCACGATGGTTTGGTCGTTCAGGTTCTCGGGGTCGTATGCGGTTAGTCCAGACCAGTCGTGGATTCCCTCCGCCGTTTCCAGTGCCGTGCGCTCGTAGTCGTGCGGGTAGCCGTTTGCCTCCGCGTTGTCCAGTGCTTCCCACACCTTTAGTGCTAGGGTGGATGGTCGGCCACGCAGCAGGCGCATTTGGCCCGTCAAAATAGTCACGGGTCGTCTCCCACGTTTGGGCCCCAGATAATCAAAAGCGCCAGCATGGCGAAAGCGACCCAGGCCAACGGCCAGACCATCGACCAGGCCACTTTTTTCCACTCGGCCATGTTCGAACCGCGCACCAACACAGTCACTGTTGTAACAGCTAGACTGACGTATGCGCCGATCGCGCCGATCGCCAATAGCGGGTGAAGGGCCAGCCATTCCATCACGCCCCATCTTCTGCTGGCTTCAAGACGCACAGGCACCCCTTGGGGAAGTATTCTGGTTTCCACGAGCAGTTGTCGTATTCGAACGCAAACTGGTCGGGCCTGGACATGTAGAGGCGCGTGAACTGGTCGATGAAGATCGTCCGGTGGTCCAGTTCTGAACCGACTGACAAGTGAACCTCTACCCAATAGTCGCCCAGTAGGCCCGCCACGTCGGGATGCGTGCTCACCATGCCTACGCCAAATGTAAAGTAGTGCACGTCGGTTTCGGTTTCAAAGGGCATCGAGGTCCTCCTCGCATTCTACTTTTGCGTTGCTGTTCAGACCGACACGGATCGTGTCTGCCATTTCGAAACAGTCAGCGGACGTGTGGTCGCCCAGCCAGATCGACTCGCTCCAGGCATCTTCGCCGTGGCCGTGGTAGATCGTGATAACGAGCATCAGTGTCTTAAACATTTTGTGTCTCCATTCTTAGCAGCATAGTGTCGATGTTTGTCCGCAGATCGAGCAGACGGCGTGCCGTAGTTTCCGCTACCGTTGCAGGCGGTATGCCTGGCTTTGCCATCCACCGGCTCCATTCGCTAAAAGGCAAGGCTTTGTAGCCGTTGTCGACCGCAAATTGGTGGTAGATCGCGTAGGCGGCGCGGCTTGCGTTCGGGGTTTCCATGTCGTGCTCTCCTTTGTCTCTCTACCCCGACCCTACCACGCCACGGGCAAACGGTCAATAACTGTAACACAAGGTAACGAACGCGTGAACGGCTGTAACAAAAACCAAACCAGATACCGCGAAGCGGGGTAGTCGTCTACTGCGGACACCGCTCGACGGGCAACGTGGGGGGATGCGGCAGGGTGTCGCATATGTACGGTTCGAGGGCTGTCCACAGGCTGTCCACAGGCTGGACAGGGTCAATGGCCGCTTGTGCCTCCCGTGACACAGGTGCAACCGCTAGTCTGGCGCGGAGGGGTCCAGGAGCGCTTCCATGGTTTTTACCTACTACACAGGTGCAACCAGTGAACGATCAGACGACAGACTGAGAGGGCAAAATACGGGGCCACGGTGGAACGGGGCTGTCCTCGGTCGAGAGGCCAGGCAATAGGGGTGTGGACAGGCAGTGTGGACAGGGACAGGTACTCAAAACGGGGGATCATGGTTGCACCTCGCGCCACAGGTCAAACGGCTGTCCTTCTTTTTTTTCTTTTGTACTATATCGGGGGGGAAGAAAAAAAGGCTCGCAGCTCAATTCGTTTTTAGGGTATAAAGACCCCCCCTCGGGGGCCTGCGAGGGAGGACAGGCGTTCGACCTATGGCGCGAGGTGCAACCATGGTCCCCCCCTCGGGGGGCCTCAGGCTGTCCACGGTACCTGTCCTCTTTTGTTGAGAGGCTGGACAGCAGTGCAATCCGGTGGCCCCGCCACCCTGTTTGGCTACATACGGAAGCTATGCTTGACACCGTCGCACGGGTGTGCTCTGTGCCGTGACTACGTCGCAAGGGAAGCCTGCCCGCCTTGTAGCCTTTTTGGCTTGGCGAAGCTCTTAGCGGGCACGCCCCGTTTGACTACGTCGGCAGTGTGAAACCCAACACGCGCACCGAGCTGTCTCCGATCCCGTTGCCCAGTGCTCTTGCATCCCAGTAGCAATTCCCCTCGTCCTCGTATTCGCACAGCGGCAACATAAGGGAAAGGATGAAGGCTAGGGCGGTCACGATTTCACCGCCATTTCACGGGCGATCCGTTTCGCTGGCCCCCGCGCGGCTTGGGCCATCGCTGCCTGTTTGGCCGCGTGCGCCGCGTATTTTTCCACGTCCATCGCTAGGACTTTGTCTAGGTGTCGGACTATCGCGTGGGGTGCGGGGTTGCCGACTGCAGCGTATGTCGCGATTGTGTTGGTTAGGTCGGTGATGGCTTGTGCTTGGGTTTTCATGTCGTGTTCTCCATTGTGACTACGTCGTGGGGGAAGCGGGCAGGGCCTGCACCCCGTTTGGTTACTGATACTCGGCCTTGCGGCTCATTTTGCCCGGCTTGTTGTCCCGGTTCCACTGCTGCGCGATGGCCTGCGCTTCGGCTTCCGTTTCCACGGTTGCGATGTGCCGCTTGCGTCCTAGGTGTGGCTCTTTGCCGTCCGGCCATACCGTGTTTGCCCGCCAGAATGTCCGTGTGAAAACTGTGTGTGTCATGCCGTGCTCTCCTGTTGCTGTCTGTCCCCATCCTACCATACGGGAAACACCCCGTCAACCGTGTTACAGTCGAATCACGAACGTGTGAATCCGTGTTACAGGCTATTGACATACTGGCCATTGCCATGTTATACTGGTGGGTCGGGCCTATGCTGGCCCCCGCCCCCGCGTGCGCGGGCATGCCCGCCCGCCCCGCCACGGGCGGTAGGGACGTAGGGCACGAGGCGGGGCGCGTCGCCTAGGCGCTGGTACGCCAGTATACACGTACGTATACCTCCCCGTGGCGGGGAGACCCTATGCCCTATTGGCCACGCGTCACGGGGAGGAGTCCTGCAGGAAACACGAAACCGCGAGCCCTTGACTTGGAACCGCCGTTGTGGTACACTCGGCGAACAAGGGAATAGGACGCACTAGATGAACCGGAAACGCCCCGACTTCGCCAGATTTCACAGTATGTACAAGGCTCAAGGGAAAACAGGCGACCCATGCGCCTACTGCGGTGAACGATCGGAAAGCATGGACCACGTGCCCCCGCTCGCGTATGTTCGCATGCTAGACAGCGCCGGGCTCACCCCTGCCGGTTTGTTTTTGGCTCCGGCCTGCAGAGAGTGCAACTCGATCCTGGGGACTCTGCTGCTACAGACTGTCAAAGAACGCCGTGCCCATGTGAGAAAACGCATCCGCGCGAAATACAAGAGCCTGCTTAAGACTCCGTTTTGGAGTGAGCAAGAGCTAGCGGAGCTCGATCCTTCTTTCGCTGACGATATCCGATCGGCTATGCAAGCGGCTTATGTCGTGAAACGGCGATTGCGGCACGGCTCCTAGCTCGTGTTACAACTCGTTCACGGCTGCGTGATCGCGTGTTACAGCTATTGACATGTGGGCCTCAGCCATGGTATAATGGGGTGATGGGTGTGTCCCGGCACGGCGGCGGAAGTAGCTCATCCCTCGGCGTCACCTCTCCCTGCGACCGGGCGTCTTGCAACCATCTTACCACGGGAAGCATCGCCTGTCAATCGTGTTACAGCTCAATCACGCACCTGTGATCTCGTGTTACAATGCTTCACGTGAAACAGCGTTGAGGGGGCCGAAGCCCCCGTGCTGCGCGGTCTGCATTTTTGGTTAGTCGGTGGAAAGGAAACCCACCAGCACCGGACCGATCATGTAGGGGGAAAGCAGGATCACGGTGTGACGGCCTGGCGCGGTGGCGATAGCGCGGAAAATCGTGGAGCAGGGCGAGTAGCAACGGATCGCGTGACGCATGGCGTTCATTGTTTCGCATTCGATCGCGTCGCGGGCGTCTTTGTAAAAGCGGAAGCTGTACATGTCGTGTTCCTTTTGTTTGGCTTATGTGCGCAACTGGCCGTAGTCGGCTTTTGCTTGTGCGATTACGTCGTCGGTGGGGACGCCGATCATTTTGGCTAGAGCTGCGCAGTGGCTGCGTGCTCTGTTGTAGACTCTGATCGTGCTCCCATAGTTCAGCGTATCGCCGCACCGGATCGCGATCCACTGGCGGTAGAGTCCTGCGTCGGCGGTGATGGCTGGTGTTAGTGGCTCGCGGTTGTCCATGTCGTGCTCTCCATTGTGGGCCGTTGACTACGTCGTAGGGGGAATCCCATGACTACGCTGTGACTACGCTGTGACTACGTCGTAAGGGGTCCGTGGTTGCCCGATGTTTCACGGGCTGTTTCACGGGGCCGTGTTTCACGCGGTGTTTCACGCGATCGGCTGTTTCACGGGCTGTTTCACGCCCTGGCGGCTAGCGCCTCGTTGGCGGCGGCTGCGTGGGCCGCGTGGCGCTGCTCGGTGGTCGCGCCTGCCCGCTTCGCCTTGGCTGCGGCGCGGCGGGTCGCGGCCTTCGCGGCGTCCAGCGCCTCGGCTGTCGCGTCGGCGTCGCCTGCGTTCCGGCGGTTCTGCATCGCGTTGGCCTCGTGGCGGGCTGCGGCTTCCTCGTGGGCGGCGCGTGCCGCTGGATCGGTCGTCTGGCCCGCGTTGGCGTGGGCTGCGCGTGCTGCGCGTGTGTCTCGGGCGGCGGCTTCGGTTGCGTGTGTCATTGGTCTCTCCTGGGTCCGTGTTTCTCTGTCTATCCCCATCATACCACGGGGGAACGGGCGGCGCAATAGCTGTAACACAAGATCACGCACCCGTGAATCCGTGTTACAGCTATTGACGGGCGGGCACGGGCGTGGTATGATGGGGATAAGACGCCCCGCGTGAGCCGGGGAGAGGAGACGCCAAGGGATGCGCCGACACCGGATGGATGGCCACGCATAGCCCGCCAATCCCAGTATAGCACGGCAACGGAAGCGCTGTCAAGCCCCGACCGAACATCCGTAACACAAGATCACGCATCTGTGAACGGCTGTAACACGGAAAGGCGACTGTGCGTCCCTGCGAAGCCGAGGCCCCCCGAGCAAGGCGACTGTGCGTCCCTGCGAAACCGCGCAAGGCGGCGATCACGGCCCCGTTACTCCGTGTTACAATGGATTGACAGCCGCCGCCGTCCGTGGTATGATGAAAACAGAAACGCAACCCAGGAGAGCACGACATGGCCAACACGATCAAGCGCACGACATCCCCCCACGCAAGCCCCGCACGGGCCACCGCACTGGCGCTGCATCTGCGCCAGGAGCTGCAGAACGCCGCCAGCTGGCGGATGCTGCAGACCCATCGGGAGCTGGCCCACCGCCGCGTGATCGCCGCGATCGATGCGCTGGTCGATACCCATCTGGCCGCGATCACGGCCCCGTGAACGGACTGTAACACGAGACGCGAGGGATTGACAGCCCTCGCCGTCCGTGATAAAATGAAAGAATAGAAACGCAGCCCAGGAGAACACGACATGAACACGACAGCAGACACAGCCGCCCGCACCGCCCGCGATATCGCAGCCATCATGAACGGGATCGCCGATGCCATCGCATCCGGACGCCCCGCCTATCTGGTGATCGACGACGGGGCCGTGGCGATCGAGACAGCCGAGACAGCCGCCCGTGACTGGGACCACGACGGGGACGCGGGCCTGATCCGCATGGAAGACCTGGCCATGGGCGACAACGGATGCGTGGGCGATGCCGTCTATCCGATCCACGAGGCCCCCGATGCCGCCATGCGGGCCGTGCTGGAGCACTACATGGGGTGATGCAACGGGGCCACGTTACTCAGTTGTAACGTGGCAAGCTTGCCACAGTATAGGGGTATTTCGGAGCGAAAGGGGTATATATATCGGCCCGCGCCCCGCCCCGTGCCACCGCCGACCTCCCACCATATCTGGGAAACACACAGTACAATAGGAGCATAGTATGACAGTTACACAGTTCAATCCGCCACCGCCCTCCCGTTTTGCGGTAGAACAGCGCTACCCGCTCGCCTCCACCCCGTGGGTCCCGTTCAGGCTTATAGCTGAAGACGTAGTGTTTTTGGACGCTTTAAAGGAGCGGGACCGTTTGGCTGCCAAGTTTCCAGGCCACGATTTCCGCTTGGTATAGGGGGTATTTCTGCGTAGCCTGCGCTAAGTTTGGTTGTAGGTATATATACATTTCTCTCGCGCCGTTTCCCTACATATGGGAAACATATATGGACAACGTGTCTCGCATGTGGTAAAGTGGGGACATGGATAAGGTGTATAACATTCTTCGTGTCGCATCGGGTGAGGATTTTTCCGTCGCCCAGCGTCTCGGTGACATGGGCATCAAAGCAACCGTGGTAGAGGTCGCAGAGACTTTCATCCACCGACGGAGTAAAGCCCGTGTAACAAAGCAAATCCCTCTCCTGCCCGGTTTCGTCTTTGCAGACGTGTCCGACGACCAGTGGAACCTAGTTAAGCGCGTCTCCGACGTGTTTGGTTGCCTCCGGACCCAGGGCGGCAAGGGCTACCCGGCCAAAGTTAAACAGTCCGAAGTGCACCAGTTGCAGTTGGACGCAGTATCCCACGGCGTTGTCGACAGTCAGCTCTCCTCCCGGTTAGTCGAGCTTCACTACGCAGTGGGTGACATCGTTCGCGTTGAAACCCTTCTTACTCCAGGGGGAGTAGACGCGACGATCGTCGAAATGAAAGCAGGCGGGAAACTGGCTGTGGTAGAGACGTTGATTAATGGGATGCGGGCGACTATTACGTCCCTAACTTCCGACCTTCGGGCAGCTGCCTAAGCTGTTAACGGCTCGATCTGCGCGGGATTAAGTTCTCCGCCGGGGCCACGAATAGACAATAGGGTCTATTCTTCTGCTACGCATGAGCGGGTGCCAAAATGAACGTTCCAAAGACACAAGAAGAGCTTTACGACGAGTTTTGCGAAATGGCAACGCTGGTCCAACAGCGTGTGGAGTCCAACGATGGCAACGGTTACGACTTCAACGGATGTGCCACTCGGATTGATCGCAACGGACCTTACCATGTCGAAGACGTCGTGGCTGCGCTTTTTGCCACAAAAGGGGACGTTTCTTCTGCCGCTCGCCTTTTGGCCCGCCAGCGTGGACGCCTCAAGGATTATATCGACCGCAACCCGATGGTGCTCGAATACTTCAACGACCTGTTCCAGGGTACAATCGACAATATTGAGTCGAATTACCTGCAGCGCGGACTAGTGGACATGGGCATCGCCCGCCACATTTTGTCTACCCGCGCACGGGATCGCGGCTGGGGTGAAACCAAGCACGTGGACCTTACATCGAGCGATGGTTCCATGTCGGGAAAGGACGCCGAGAAATTCGATCTGTCGCAGCTGACGGACGAGGAGTTGGAACAATATGAACGCCTTACCACCAAAGCGCAGCATCCAGAGGGAGAGGGCCAAGCGTAATACGCTAGGCTTCACCAAATTCTTCTTCTCCGAGCGCGAGGGCATGGAGTTCATCGAGGGACCGCACCACGTGGCGCTCGGAGAGGTTCTAGACGACGTATTGGCTGGGCGGCGCACGCGGGTTCTAATCACCCTGCCGCCTGGCTACACGAAGACAGAAATGGCGGTGGTGAATTTCATCGCCAAAGGATTTCAGGTCAACCCAGGCTCGCGGTTTATTCACGCGACGTTCTCGGACGACCTAGCACGGGAAAACTCGGACAAGATCAAATCGCTGATCGAAACCGAAGACTTTCAGTCCCTGGAGACAGTGACCATCAAGTCCGACACCAAGGCGAAGGATCGCTGGAAGACGGACCAGGGCGGCGGTATGTTGGCCAAGGCCGCAGGTGGACCCATCACGGGTTTTCGGGCGGGCTACATGGACAAGACGCGTTTTACGGGCGCACTGGTGGTCGACGATCCACTAAAGCCCGACGACGCGTTCCACCCTGCCAAGCGCAAGGCGGTCAACCAGCGGGCCACTAACACGTTCCGCAGTCGATTGGCACACGAGAACGTGCCAATTTTGGTTATTATGCAGCGTTTGCACAGCGACGATTTTGCTGGACACCTTTTGAAAGGTGGAACGGGCGAAGTTTGGGACCATCTGGACCTGCAGGTGCTGATCGACAACAGCCAGGCGTACCCGAAAGAGTGGACGCACGGAAACCCGATCGCACACGGGCTAGAAGACGGGCCACTATGGGCCGACAAGCAGAACCTAGAGGAAATCGACGTGATCAAGGCTGACGCCTACACGTTTGCCTCCCAGTACATGCAGCGGCCAGTGTCCGCCGAAGGTGCACTGTTTGACATGCCGAGCGTGGAATGGTACTCGGACGTCGAGGACCTGGGCGAAATCGACTACTACCGAATTTACAGCGACACGGCACAAAAGACTGCCGAGCGCAACGATTACAGCGTGTTCCAAATCTGGGCCAAGCTGAAAAAGGGCGGTATCGCGCTGATCGATCAGGTACGCGGAAAATGGGAAGCGCCGGAGCTGGAGACTACAGCAAAGGCATTTTGGGCCAAGCACAACGGCCCTGGCAACAAGAACATTCGAGGCTTCATGGTGGAGGACAAATCCTCTGGCACGGGCCTAATCCAGTCGGTCAAAAAGCAGGGCGTGCCGATCATGCCCATACCTCGCAACCAAAAGGACAAGTACACGCGCGGCCTAGACGCGGCCCCTTGGGTCGCCACGGGCCAGGTTTACCTGCCTGGTAAAGCCAGCTATACGGAGGCCCTGCGGTACGAAATGCAGACATTCGACGGCCTGGGAACGGGCTTCGACGACCAAATCGACCCCATGATGGACGCCATCGACGATATGTTGGGGAATTTCAACAAGCCGCAAGCGGTTCTGTTACTTAAAACGAGGCAACGCGCGTGAATAAAGTATCCGCCCTGATGAACCGCGTTACCCGCAGCATGCAAAGTGTGTTGCAGGGGCACAACATGCTTGACACCAAGCATGATCATTACGGCGATTACGGATATCCGGAGAACCTGCAGTTTCACCAGTGGTGGGCAATGTACCGCCGCTCCGGTTTCGCTAAAGCTGGTGTAAAGCAGACGGTTCTCAAGACGTGGCAGACCAACCCCGAGCTACGGGAAAACGACGAGGCGACTGAAACGGACCTTGAAGAGGCGGTGCGCGAGCACCTAGGCTCCATCCGGTTTTGGCAGCACCTCATGGAGGCCGACAAGCGGTCTTTGGTGGGGGGTTATGGGGGCGTTATCTTCCGGTTCGCAGACAGCAAGCGGTTCAGCGAGCCAGTAGATCGGGTCCCAGGCGGTCTGAAAGGTCTTCGCGGGGTTATTCCCGCGTGGGCCGGACAGCTTACGCCGTCCTCATGGGACGACGACCAGGACTCGGAAACGTACGGCGAAGTCACCATGTACGAGTTTAATGAGTCCAACGTTCGCTCCGACGGTATTCGCAAGGACCGGATTTTTCAAGTTCACCCTGATCGGGTCCAGATTTGGTCCGAAGACGGCACCACGCATTGCGAGTCGATGTTGGAGGCGGGTTTTAACGACCTGATGGACCTGTCGAAGATCAGCGGCGCAGGCGGCGAGGGTTTTTGGAAGAACGCCAAGCGTGGTCTGTCTTTTGATATCGATCCCGCAGTGGAGCTGTCGCAGATGGCCCAGTCTATGGGCGTCGACGAGAAGGAAGTGGCTGACAAATTCGGTGAGGCGGTCGACGACTTTAACCGTGGCATGGACTCGTCCTTGCTGACACGCGGCATGAAGGTCAACGCACTGCCAGTCACCCTGATTTCGCCCGAGCACTTCCATAACGTGTCTTTGATGGGTTTCGCGGCATCGATCACAATCCCAGTCAAAATCCTTATCGGGTCCCAGACTGGCGAGCGAGCGAGCACCGAGGACGCCAATGCTTGGAACCTCACCAACATGGCACGTCGGGCGGCAATTGCCATCCCGTCGATCCGTGAGATTATTGACCGCCTGACAGCCTACGGGGTTTTACCCGACATCAAGTGGGACATTCACTGGACCGATCTAATGGCTCCTGATCTGGACCAGAAAATGGACAGCGCAGTTAAGATGGCGGATATCAACTCGAAGATGCCAGAAACGCCAGTATACACAACTGACGAAATCCGAGAGAAAACGGACTACGGCGGTTTGGCCACGCCGATCCCCTCTACGGTTCCCAAGGAGGAGCCGGACGACGGGCCACCCGCAGCACCCGAAGGAGACATACCGTGAAAGAGCAAATTCGCGTAAACATCACTACTACGGTGAACAAAGCGGCCATCCGTCGCGAAAAGCGCAACGGGCGCGACGTTATCATCGTTTCTTCGGCCACGATGCCCGACGATGTGATCATGAACGGCGTCAAGTACCCCGCCGCTGAAATCAAGAAGGGTTTCAGCACTCTAGAGCGTTCGCCTGCCCCTTTTGGTCACCCCACGATTAACGGCGAATTTGTATCGGCGAAGGACCCCGAAGGCCTTAACCTGGGCTGGATCGGCGCGTGGAATGAAAACGTCCGCCAAGAGGGTGGGCGGGTCCTGTTGGACAAGGTGATCGACGTGGCACGCGCAAACGAGTCGGAAAAGGGCAAAGCAGTCCTTGCGGCCATCGACGCAGGCGAGCCAGTTCACACCAGCACAGGTCTTTTGTGTATGTTGGACAACGCCGAAGACGACACACACAAGAACGTTGCGCGTGCGCTGCACTTCGACCATGACGCTATCCTACTCGAAGAGGAAGGTGCTGCTACACCCGAACAGGGCGTGGGCATGATGGTCAACAGCAAAGGCGAAAAAATTCGCGTGGTTAACTCGATTTACGAGGACGCCGAACGCGATATGGATTGGGCGGTTGAACAACTCGCCCGAGCTTTAGATAAACGTGACCGCGTCACAGTTCTGGAGCGAATTAAGGCCGCTATTTTGGGGGCCGTCGCTCCTGCGCGGGATGAAACCTCTACAAATGGAAGTGAGGACGACATGGACAAAGATCAAATCGAAACACTGTCCAACCAGGTTAACGGTCTGGTTGAAGCGCAAGCGGGCCTCGGTGCGGTTATCGCTAACGCTGTCAAAGAAGCGCTCAAGCCGCTGACGGACAGCCTGGAAGCCACAGCGCTGGCCAACAAGGCGAAAGACGACGCAGAGCTGGAAGTGCTGCGCACCAAGATCGTCAACGCCAACATGATGGGCAAAGAAGCTGCAGACACCCTGTCTCTGGCCGCTGCTCGTGAGCTGGCAAAAACCGCCGAGCCTGGCAAGGCTTATAGCCTGAACAGCGCGTTCAACGCACCCGCCGACACTGGCGGTTTCCAAGCCCCGAAGGGAGATTAATCTAATGGCACGTTTCAACAAAATTTATGCGGGTCCATGGCGCGAGTCCATGCCCCAGGTGAAAGAGCTGCCCGCTGCGGTCGCCCTTTTGCCTGGTTCCGCCGTCGTGGTCGCTAGCGGCGAGTTCGCCTACGCAACTGCTGCCACCGTCGGTAAAGTCTGGTTCGTCCAGGACAACTATCTGATGCTGAAAGGCGTCGAAGACGCTATCGCAGTCGGCGATGTTGCTATCGGTATCGAGGGCCTGCCCGAACAGCTGGTGCGCGTCCGCGTCCCAACGGGCCAGAACCTCGTCGAGGGCGACGCTTTGACCCCAGGCGCTTCGGGCGTTCTGATCAAGGCAGGCGTCAGCGATATGGTCGTGGCGACCGCCGCTGAAACCTACAACAACAACACTGGCTCCACGCAGCTTGTGCAGGCTCGTCCTGTCACTGGCTACATGACGCCCGCAGCATAAGGAGGGAATACCTGATGCGTTATTTCGATACAACCCTACTCGCCAACTCCCGCCCGCACGCGGGCTGGTGGAACGAGATTTCTGGCAACCGCCAGTGGTTTCACAACCAAGAAAAGCAGCTGGCCGCTGTCATGAACGAGTCCGCAATCCTGCCGCGCGAAGCGTGGATGGAGCTGGACGGCATTACTCGCCGCGTTATGCGTGACGACGAAGGCCAAGTGTACATGCGCGACCTGATGCCACTGGCAAAAGCCGTAAACATCGGCAAGCTGGTGCACGTCAGCCGTGTTTCTGGTGATGCTGGTACGGTTCAGCGCTCCATGTCGGGCCAAGTCCCGAACGGTCTGGACAAAGTCACGTACGCTTACCGTGGCAACCCCGTGCCGATCTTCTCGACTGCCTACGGTCGTGAATGGCGCGAGTGGAACACGTTCCAGTCCGAAAACTTCGATGCGCTGGCTGACGACCAGGAAGCCCACTCCGCTGCTCTCCAGCGCGATATGGCGGATTACGCGCTGGACGGCGATGTAGCTATCAGCATTGGCGGCTACGATGCGACTGGTATTCGTACCAACCCGCTGTCCAAGGCGATCAACCTTGGCTCCACTGGCGGCGCAAACATCGACCTGACTGCCACGGCCACTACTTCGGACGCGATCGACAACTTCTTCACCCAAATCTTGGGCCAGATGTTGGACGACAACCTGATCGCCTCCGGTTCCAACATCTACATTTCGCCGGAAATCGGTCGCAACTTCGATCGTTCCTACTCTGGCGCTGCTGGGACCAAGGGCGGCAAGCTTCTGGACTACCTGTTGACCAACCGTCGGATCAACAAGATCGAGGTTTCCTACAAGCTGTCTGGCAACGAAATGTTCGGCTTCGTGCCCAACAGCCAGTACATTCGTCCACTGATCGGCATGGCCACCAACACCACGGCCAAGACCCGCATGAACCCGACTGACAACTACCAGTTCCTCATGATGGGTGCCATGGGCATCGATATCCGCGCCGACTTCAACGGTCGCACGGGCGTCTGGTACACCACCGACATCTAATCGGTGGAAAACAACCAAAGGGGCGCTTCGGTGCCCCTTTTTGAGTATTTAGAGCCTTGGAGGGCGACATGAAAATCAAGATCACTGAAAAGGGCATTTACGGTCCAAACGGCGAAATTAAGGTCGGCACCGAGTTCAAATTGGACGACGAGCCGAAGGCCTGGAAAGGCCGCTACGTCATTCTGGAAGAGTCCGCGCCCAAGGATGCCAAGGCCGTGACCAACGACAAAGCAGCCGCCGAAAAGAAGTAACGCAACACGGAAAGGCGATAGCCCATGACAGCCACATTAGCAGATTGGGTCGTTTACGCCGAAGCGCGTGGCCTAGATACGCCTACTGGTACTGACGCCGAAACGGCGTTGGTTCGCGGTGGCGACTACATTCGTTACACGTACGCCAACCGTTTTGGTTGCACCTTGCCGCCCGACGACGTATTGGACGCCGCCACCTACATTGCCGCTCAATAC